TAAAATAGTCTATAAAACTGCGCTTTGCTTATATATTTAGTTCCGGCAAATACTCAGGTTGCTCGGATGCAATTGAAACCTTTCCCTGCAACTTCTGACATTCTTTTTGCTTCGCAATCTCTGCGGAGTATGATCTTAAAAAATTACTGTGAATAACTGTCTCAAACTGAGTTGCTTGTCCCTTCGCCCATTCTTCCAGATTCCTTGCGTTTCCAACTGTTGACTGGATAATTGGTGGAAGTTTGGCAAACTCGTCATCAGCATGATATGTGCTGTTTCTGACAGCTATCCGAACCAAAGACCATGCTTCCAACGGCGTAGGCGTGTCTGCTTGACTCAAAGCGACTAACTTTTCGTTAATTTGACCGATTGACGGCGGAAAGCCTGTATTTTCCGAAAGTATGTATGCTTTGAGTGCTGCACTAACCTGCTCGTAAGTATAGCCAGATAGCATATTTGCCCATGTAGTGGCAGTAAGCTCTATATCTGCAATTTTGTAGTTTGGATATGATACAGTCATTACCGCCATTAACTTCTTAGCCTCGTTTTTAGTCATCCGTAATACTTCCCAGAATTGCATCGAGTTGTGAACGCTGTGGATTTTGCAACTTTCTTTCAGATGTTCTCTCTTCCCTTAACGGGAAAATGCCTATCCAACAGTTATCAGTGGACTGATTAAGTAACTGAATCTTTAAATCCTTGTCTCCATGAGATAGGGATTCAAGCTTGATCATCGCTCTTTCAAGAGCTTTTGAAGTCAGTGGTTTCTTTATCTTTGTTCTCATTGAGGCGTAGTCACTTAATGCCTCATCAAGTTCTGGATCATCTGAATACTTTCCAGATGCCTTTGCAGTAACGGTAAGTGCCTTTGTGTCATCGTATAATTCCTGCATGGTTCTTGCCACTTCTTCATAGCCTAGTCCGTGCAATGCTTTAATCGTATTTATTACGTTTTCTTCATACGGCTTGCTTTTGACTTTTGCTATCAATTCTTTCTTTGTCATTCTCATCATTCCTTTCTGATTCGTTAAATGCCAGATAACACATGATTCCGCAATCCTGCATTATTTCATCGCTCATTCTTCCTCTATTTGGGTCTAATTCGTCAAGGAATACGCCATTGATACAACTGTGTCCAATGTCTCGTTCAAGTTTCGCACGCGCTGCAAACACCTCTGGGAAATCTTTTCTAATCTTGTTCCAATAGCCCATGCCGCCTTTTACACAGCCAATACAGTTGTTATTATTGTAGCCCATATCGTACATTACAGGGCGCTTTATGCCCAAGCGATCAGCAAAAGCGTGGCAATCTTGCTTCGACAATCCTCCTTCGATTAGTGGAAAACTATGATCAAATTCTGGAAAATTTGCCACTATGCTCTCTGCTCTATGTGTTTCACTTGCATCCATGCCCCACACATAAGTCAAATGATATTGCAAATGTTCGTTTTCCCACTTCTTTCTAACCGCTTTCTTCAACATTCCTGTACATGCCGCTCCATGAGGAGAACTGATGAATCTGTATTTTCTGACCACATCTTCCATGCAGTTAAACTCGGAAGATTTTAAAATTGTTACTTTCTTTCCAATGATTTTTTCTACATCGTGTATAAATCTCAGACTGTCTGGGTGCTGATCAGCGATATCTATATATATCCATTCGTCAACATCCTTTTCTAAATATCCAGCAACAAAGCTAGAGATTCCTGCTGATAACCAGCACACTTTGTATTTTTGCATAACACCACGCTACAAATGCATGTATCGTGGATCATAATTCGTTTGCTATCAATTGCGTGTGCAGCGTTTCCACTGCACACCTTTTCAGCCACGGTGTTTAAATTTTCTGATACGCCACCACAGATCACTGCGCATCAACCCGGTTTACCGGGCATTCGTTATTCCTTTCCTTCTATATTTGTAATTAGGGCATCTGTTGATTCAACAAATACCGCGTCATCTGAAACAACAACTTTATTTTTGCAATAAGGGCACATTACACATTTGTTGTAGTAATTTCTGTGTCCACAGGAGAGTATTTTGTTAAAAAACGCATCATCTTCCTCATAGCTCAAATTTCTATCACATTCAGGGCAAGTTATTACGTTTTCTACTTCAATAATTCTGACCATCTGTCTCCTTCCGCAAGTGCCCTTCTCTGGCGGTAAACCTTTGATTCTATTATTCTTTCAATAAAATCTCTGTCACCAAAAATCATAATGATTTGAGTTAACATTATAATAACATCAGCAGTTCTCTCAAGAATATCTGTTCTCGCTTTTACCAGGTCTGCGGCAGACGTTGGATTTACATTTTCACCCTCCAACTGGCGATGTTTAAGCAGTGCTTTTGTCAGCTCGCTCAGTTCTTTAATTGTCTGGTCGATTTGTTTATCTGCTCCGTAAGTATCAATGCATTCCTGTAGTACTTCTGGATATGCAGTTGTTGGCAATCCTGTTGTTTCGTATATTTTCAAGCGTTCTCGGTTTTCTGCCATTCCAACAAGTGCCATATAAAAAGTGGCGATAAAACTATCAATATCTTCCTCTAGCTTAAATTGCAGATCGTCATACATTTCATCACTAAATGCTTCATCGTTTACCACTGACGCATCGGAATCGCTGTATGCTTTATTAAGATTCCGCGCAAGCTCCATAAGTGGAATTTCACGTTCAAAATCCCTGTACCATACATCACCATCTTTTATAAATACACAATTGCGTATCAATGATAAGATGTCTGACGGATTATCAAAAATTGTTTTAACCATATTTTTACACCTCTCTAGCCTTAATTAGTTTTCCTGCCAAGTTGTAATCGTATCCAGAATTTTCTTCTTTTCTGTTCATGTAGTCGCAGAACTCCTGACATTCTTCTTTTGTTGTGAAGAATGTATGCCACAAGCTTTCTTCTAATTCTTTGAAATCTTTGTTGTGATCCACTATTACATATGCACTACGACCAACTGTGTCGAAATACCCATCTGCAATTTCTTTGTACCAGCCCGTAATCTCTCCACTAGTATCACTAAGCATATATAGCAGATTTTCTTTCGGCTGATATGTTTTCTTGCGTTCTCCGCATTTGCAATCATCGTCTACCACGTTTCCAGATGGTAATGTCACTTTGACTTTTCTATACTTATCGCACTTGTCACATTTCTTTTTGTACTGGTAGCTCCAATTTGCTGACCACATAACAGTCTTAAATTGTTCCATTAACGCTTTCAGCCTAGCTCGTGCAGCTTTGGTTCCAGCCTTTTTCATTGCACTTTTGTACTCTGCTTTCTTTCTCTCATAATCTTCCTTTATGGATTCAAAATTCTCCTTGATGCCCTGCAATTTTTTGTTTTCCTCACGCAGCTTTTCAAGTTCGTCCTTAACTTCCTTTTTTACAGATTCTCGAAGCTCGTTTTTAAGTTCTTCGATTTTCTCGTCAAACTCGCTCGGTCCGAAATAATCTTCATCATCCATGTAATACATATTATTTGACCTCCTCCCAGTCAATCTTCTGTCCACAATCTGAACAATATGATGATTTCTTTGCAATACTTATGCCACTCCATACTGTGTTTCCACAGCACGGGCATTCCCACACCTCGCACTCGCTTTCTCTCAATGTGTGCGGTTGATCACCTCTGTTTTCATGGACAATAGACTTATGAACCACTTTAACTGGTGACTGAGGAAGCTGCTTCTTTAAGCATTCTACTGCTGTTTCGTAAGCAGTTTTTTCCCTTCCAACTCTCAAACTTGTCTGCATATCACAGTTACAAACTCGGTGCTTCATGCATTCCGATTCGTGGTTAAAATAATCAATAGACTCCTTGATGTGCTCATTGTACTTATTCATCTTTTAAATATTTTCTCCTTTCTTCTTGATCCGGAATGTCAGCAAAACGATATGTAGAAAAAGTATTATCTTCTAAAGCTGTCCAACTGGTCTTACCAAAATTAAACACAACTACAAGACCGCTGAGGGGTTTAGCGAAGTGGGCTGCGCGCCAAGGCCCACTTTCAGAATCACTCACTAAAACTTTTGTGTCAATTGGTACGCGGCTCCAATCAATTTCTGGTACTTCTTCTTCACACCAATGTACAAAGGCTTTATCGCAGATTTCTTCTTCAATGTGATAAAGGCAAGACTTGCAATTGTGGCAGCACTCAGTCAACCCTTTATTCGTTAGTGCAGGATGTGCTCCTGTTTTAAATAGGATTTCCATTATTTTATTTTCATTTTTCTCTCTATTTGTCATGCTATCTCCTTATGCGAATTTGAGCTGTCCAGTTTCTTCTTCTCTAACCTTCATGTTTGGCATTCTCTGTCGCAAACACATCTCCGGGAGATTTGCTCTTACCAGCGCTGCAGGAATTGGCGGACACACCGCATTTCCACACCTCTTAACTTGCTCTGACCGAGGATATGATTTGCCAGAGTAATCATGGTCAATGATATAATCATCGGGGAATCCCTGACATCCATATAACTCACGTGGTTCTAACATGCGAAGTCCTATGTCTACGATTTGGTAATCTACACCTTTTATTGTAACAAGTCCAAATCTATCATGTGTTGTTACGGTGTCTAGGGGCTGTTTAATATTCTGACCATCATTACTGCCATAATATTTAATTAGGAAAGCTCTGACTTCCCCAAAATGGCCAGCTGACGTTGTTACAGTATGTAATGGCTCTCGCTCATCCTGCCCGATACCGGTCTTATAGAATTTGCTCAAGAAAGATGTTACAAGTCCGTATCTGTTTGAGCTATCTACAGTCATTATTGGTTCGCTGATGCCCTGTCCACGAATACTGTCATTTTCATACGAATGATACTGGGTTAGGATCGGAGCTACTAGGAAATTCTTGTCTTTTGCAACGATAGTATGCAAAGGCTTTTCTACACTGTATGCTCTTGGGCTTTTTTGATTTTTAGATTCTCCATATCCGATTTCAACAATGAATGGATCGGCATTATCAACAACAAATTTCTGAATGCCTCGCGCAATCCGTTGCATTGTTTTTGGAGCTAATGGTCTGACTGCACGAACACCATACTTCTTTTTAATCTCTTCCGATGTGTCAAAAATGCTTGGACATGGAATTGAAAAGTCTAATTGTGTGTATGCCCCTACATATGGCTTTAAAATACCCTTTTTAACCGCTTCACTATCTAATGGAGCATGTGTAGGCTCAGGCCATAATATTGGCTTATTATCGCATCTGGCAATTAAGAAGAATCTTTTACGCATTGTAGGCGCACCGTAATCAGCTGCGACTAGTTCGCGAAACTCTACAGTATATCCTAAATCTGTAAGTTGCTTGATAAAACGTTTGAACGTTTCTCCTGACCTTGATTTTATAGGGTGATGCCGTCTATTAAGCGGTCCCCACGTTTTAAATTCCTCGACATTCTCAAGCATTATTACTCTAGGTCTAACTAGTCCAGCCCACCTGCAGGCCACCCAAGCAAGGCCGCGGATGAATTTATCCTTCGGCTTTCCGCCTTTAGCCTTGCTGAAATGCTTGCAATCTGGCGAAAACCATGCAAGCCCAACTGGGTGTCCGCCACAAGCCTTTACTGGATCTACCTGCCAAACGTCCTCACAATAATGTTTTGTAGTTGGATGGTTAGTTCGATGCATTCTGATAGCTTCTGGATCATGGTTGATTGCAATATCAACACTTACCCCTGTTGCCATCTCTATTCCTGTTGAAGCTCCGCCACCACCTGCAAAGTTGTCTACTACTAATTCACCGTTTATCATAGTCTCTCCTGCCAACATGTGAGTATCTGTATTTTTCTTTTGGTTTTTTACAACTCGTTCCTATAAAAAATCAATAACGTTATAAAAGAATCAAAACCCACAAAAGTATCAGCGATATAATCCACAATGCTCCAAATAATGTTCTAGTCCTTTTGGGGCCTATGTAGCACAGAAGCTGGGCTAAAAGCATAACCACGCATAAAACAATCTTAATTATCTGCATAATATTCAACTCCTCTCATTCTTTACGTTTTACAAAGGATTCGCATTCTACATTCAGTAAGCATCCATAATCACGACCTATGGTATAGCTCGGTATCTCGTATCCATTCTCACAAACGCGACAATATCCTCCGCATTTATACTTGCTATTTACAGCTTTTTCTGCTTTAAACTGATCCAGTTTATCTTCAAGATTTGCATTTGCATTTTTAAGCTCTGCATTCTCCCTAATTAGGCCATCGTATTTGTTTCGACTCATTATTTTGAACATTAGTGTCACCTCACCCCATAATATTTAAAACTATGATTGCTATGTTGCACAGCAGTATAACGATAAGTGCTAAAATATTCGCGATTTCAGCAGTTTTTCCGTACTTTAACGGAGATTTGTATGCAGCTCTAGCCATTATGATTTGAACTGCAAGAAATACAAATTCGATGCATAAGATAATATGCTTAATACTCATTTATTGCTCCCTTCTGATACCTTATTATCATTTTCTTGTGCATCCTCGAAGAATGATTTGATATCAAACCACTTATCATTGATTATATTTCCAATAATTTTTAATCTTCTATCTCCAGTTACTGCGGTTCGTATATATCTTCCCTCTAAATCACTCAACTTTGTAACTCCGACTGTATCCATTATTCTAGCAATGGATTCCATTCCCGGACCATAGCCACTAAATTCTTTCGCCCCCAGATAACCGTGTCCGAGACTATATCCGCCAAAAACGCATCCCCAACCTGCACCTTCAACAACGACATCAAACGATATGCAACCGTGATTTTCCATTGTCAGCTCCGCACCTTTGATTTGTGCGTTTCGGATATCGTAGCCTTCTTCAATAAGCTTTTTTTCTGTCCAGATCTTCATGTGTTCTCTCCTTCCTTACTTAGATACTTATTTTTAAGGAAGTTGGTTGCTGCAGCAGCCAACCCCCACGGTGTCTTTTTATAATTCTTTAATCATCTTATCCAATTCCTCATCAGAAAAATTCTCCAGTGCAGCTTCTTCTCGTCTAGCCTTAATAGCCAACAGCTTCTGCTTCATCTCTTTATTAGCCTTCTCATTTTCCCTGATTTTCTGTTCTTCTAGCTTCGCAGAAACAATGTATCGAACGATTGAAATCTTATTGGAAAGCTCTTCATCTTCTTTTGTCTTTAGCTTCAGCAAACTTTCTTCCGATGCCTTCTTAACTTCTGCATTCAAGGTCTTGAAGACTGAATCTAAATCAGTCAGGCGAAGATCCCATAAATCCTCAATAGTTATCTGTCCACGATATGGGAAACGGTACTTGCATCTTGTTGCTAACTCAAATAAATTCTTTTCCATAATAATTTCTCCTTAAAATTTAATTTTCATAATACGTTCTGTCGCACCCTTGACTTTAACAACCAATTCTGCTCTCTTGGTCATACTGAAGCCAATTCCAGACAGCTGATCATCTGCATTCTCTACATGGCACTTCGCGCCTAAAGCTTCAAATACTCTCTTGTGCGGTTCAAGCTCATGCTTTAAGAACTCGTTATAGTATCCGTTTGGCTCTTCCGTGTTCTTGCATCCCTTTAAGAAGAAGAACAAATGCCTGTGACCAATTCCGTTCTGATCGTCAAAATAATTTGGACTATAGCTAATCACTGATACAGGCACAAATTGATTGGTACTTACTCCCCAGATTTCTTTGCTAATGGTCTCAGATGTCGTAGGAAGAATCGGCTTGATTGTGAACTCGTTATATTTGTTCATTGTTACCTCAGCAACATCTACTCTTCCTACAACCGGATGCGGATAGTTAAAACTATAGGTCTCCTCACCAAAAGCAATCTCCGCAGAAAAACCTTTTGATCCTCTCGCTGCATACTGATTAACATAGAATTTGTATGTTCCAGGAATCATTCGATTGTAACTACTCCAAACAATATTTTCAACAGATGGAACTCCTGGTCTTTGGCTTATTGGTTCTGTAATGTCAACATCCAATCTTCCGCCAGTTCGACCAATTTTATCCGCAAAATAGATTTCATTGCCGTTTGGTTCTTTGCAATGAGCATCCAAATCACTATTGTCGTCTTGACCATCATTCCACTGAATAGAGAATCGAAGCACTCCATCAACCTTTCCTCCGGCATCCTTTACATTCTTGCGGATATCGGAATCAGTGATATTTCCGCTATAAGCCCAACTTAAAGGATTGTTCCACTTAAACATTGACTTTGCGTCCTTATTTATTGGGGCGATTAAAGAGACAAAATTAGACGCATGTTTATTTTCAACAAAAGCTTCAACTTCCTTAGCTGCAGGAAGCACCTTGTCAATGAAATCCTGTGCTGAAATCTCTTCAACTTTAGAGAACTTCTTTGGATTTACCACTACCTCCTTCTCCATCTGACCAAAGATGTCATCTGCTCCGACGATTCTTTTTGCAGCATCTTTGTTTGAAAACAGGATATTATTGACTGTAATATCATCAAGATTGGCAAAGCGACGTTGAAGAGCATCCATATATCCCAATTCCGCGATTGTCTTCTTTGCATCTTCCAACATCTTTTTCGTAAAAATTGCTTTTACTCTTTTGTAATTTGCTGGAGCTACAATTACTTCATATTTTCGAACAGCCTGATCAAGATCCATTCCCTCGCTAATATTGACAAGTAAGGTTCCAATGGAATGATTTCTAATTCTGCCAATTACTGGACCTGCTTCTGCTGATTTTTCCCATGCAAAAAGATCTTTCTGGGAATTAGACAGTTTTTCATATATCCTCTTATATTTCTTGAACTCAATTAACTGAGCCTTCCACTCTTCACCCTTATACAGCGTGTTCGAATTGATCAGCTCAAGTACTGTATCAACAGCCTCCATACTAATTTCATCAAGTGAGCGCTTGAATACGTTCTTGGTGTCCCTGTATTCGCCCTGAATGCTCTCGTTAGTTTTGCAACTCCGATTTACCCAGCTATCTGGCAAATCCAAAACCATGTGAGTCCACTTATGAGATCTTCCATTGATCTCTTCAAAATCATTGTCAGTTCCAACTCTTTTGAATTTACTAGCAAAAATGTCAGAAATTGCATTCCCTTTTACAAAAGAATCTAAAGCATCACACACTTTCTGGAACTCTTCACTGCCGGCATCAAATCCCCAAATTGTATGAATTGTACCGTCCTTAATAGTTACAGCAGCGCCAATGCTCTTGACAAAATGTCTGCAGCAACTGCAATCATACTCTCGGCGCTTTCTGAACAAAATGTTTGTACCAGGTCCAAAACTGTCCAAATATAAATTCCACATTTCATCCTTGTCCACATTTACGATGTATAGTTGTTTGCAGTCTTTCATTTCATCTTCAAAATGTTTCTGCATTCTTGCTCTAAAAATATCAAAATTATCCATTGATCATATCTCCTTCCTCGTAGTTCTCAACGCTGATAAGCTCCATAAACTTATCTCTCTGGCGCTCTGAAACCTTGTTACCCTGTTTTTCGGGCTTGACAGCAATTGTAAGGTGTTTCTCAGCAATAGATGATAATTCCTTAGCTAGAGATTTCTTACCTTGCTGTATGCCCTCTAAGTAGCTTCTAGGTTGCTTTCTGTCTCCTATAGTTCC